TCTAACCTTTGGTGTATCGATTTGTATGAATTTCGAAGGTTTTCCCTCTTTGAGGGATTTCGCCTTTGAAACAGCACTTTTGTGCGGCAACATGCCATATAGCTGGCAGTAGCTAACATACGTATCGTTTATATTGTATTTATCCCAGGAAATACTATAACTCATGGACTCCATGATTTTAGGTATTCTCTTGAGATCTTCCTCTGGACCTATTCCAAGATGATCATCACCTGCGCATGCGTAGGCTTTGACATTACTGAAATGTCTTATCTTTGATGGAGATCGAATTAATCTAAAGTCTCTAACGTCGTTAGAGGGAGACTTCACTGAAGCCTTCCACACGACGTAGCTACTCATGGTTAGTACGATCTTTGTGATGAGATCACCCATCATTATTCCTCTATAGTTCGAGAACCAAAACGTGTTTCCTTCAAGGATTCCGTCAAGTTTTCCCTCTATCATGGATTTTGATACCGCTCTCTTTTCCTTACCTTTTACTGTCACCGACAGTCTCTTAGGTGTTGTTAAAAGAGCAGCTGCTTTCTTTAAATAATCTCTTTCGCCGGGGCCAATGGCCCCCTGTGAAGCGAGTTCATTAATCATGCCGTTTAGCAAGCCGAAACCTGTTTCGTGCGCCGCTCTATCTGTAGCGGAATCCATATCGGAAGTCGATATTAGATCTGTTAACGACATTTCTCCAGAGTATTCCTGAGAGAATCTATACAATCCGTTAGATTCGCTTAGGCCTACCCTGCACGCTGGTAGGGCTTCAAGGAAGCCCCTCAACGTGTGAGCTGCCGGAGATAGGAAAACATTCAGCCATGTGGATCCACATGTTACTGGACGTATCTTAAGTCCGGGTTCTTTTACTATCGAAACCTTTCCCATGGGATAGGTAGACGGTAGATTTAAATTGTAGGTTGACATAAACTCTTCGTATTTGGCATTTGCCCATTCGAAAAGTAGTGTTCCCAATCTGGTATCTGCACCTAAAGCGAACGCCTGCGTTCCCTCAGGTAGATAACCAGGAGTTATCACTTCGCCAAACACACCTCCAAGTGGGGTGTCTAGGTAAGCAATCTTCCAAGTTTCCAGTTGACCATATTCATCTTTTGCTACAGGCTTGCCGTGGCGGTCATGATATAGTCCTTCTGTTAATTTGAAGTTTTCTGAAATCGGATTTTCCAAGAATTTCTTGAATTCTCCGTCTGTGTAAGTGTTCCACTTACCACCCTCAGATCTTCCATTTTCTAGTGAACTTGATGAAGAAAGACTACAATGATAGTCCTTCTTCCTCGATGCTACTTCGGAAAATTTTGTTTGGGTACGATCGGCTTCTATTTGCATATTGATGCAAATGTCTTGTCCAATCATTTTGCCCATTTCTTCACAACCTAAGAGCAGATCTCTCTCCCAGACAATGTCTGATTCTTGATGACCTGCGTCCCATTGGTTGCGTGGAATCCATTGCTGTCTTACTGGAATTTTCTCCTTGACCGTATACGGTCTTGAGAGTCCTTCCAAGTATTTGACCAGCTTTTCGATCGATGAATTTCTGTCTGGTAAAGGTAAAATTCTTGTCTGTGACAAGATACTATTATACCAGAAGATGTCCATCTTCTCATAACTACCCTCATCTTTCATGCGGTTAATCATGGTATTCATAATACCATAGATTTTCCCCTGCATTGGATTTTCAGGTTCTTTCAAACACTGCTCTACTCGATTTTCCGTAAGGATATTCGTCAGTATCA